TATGGAACTAATAGCTGCTGTATCGTAATCAAGGAATGATGCTGCAACTGTATTTCCTGCTTTAAATAGAACAGGAGTAGTCTGATTTGAATAAGTTGTTGAAGGTAAGGCAGTATCAGTAGGAGCGTTATAAATTCCTGTTAATGAGAAGTTAAATACTGGAATTGCACCAACTTCTAAATTCATACTTACGCTTCCTCTACAACCTGTGGCTTTATGTAAAACACCTGAGTTGTTGAAATATATAGTTGATGACTCAAAACCTGTTGTTCTTGGTAAATAACCTACATTAGCTGCTATGGAATAACCAGAACTAGATCCAGGAACAAAAGTAGCTGTAGATGCTTTTACAGTTGCAACTTTTGATGTTCCGTTGTAATCAACAATTAAGCCTTTATGTCCATTACCAGTACCAGAAGTGATTGTAATAACCATTCCGTTGTAGTAATCATCATTAGCATTTGCACCAGAAGCTAATGTTATTGATCCAGCACTACCAGCTTGTGAACTTCCTGTAACTGCTGATCCTGTTGTGGTAGCTGTAAATCCACAGGCACGGAGTAAACTGTCCAGCCTACTTGCAGTACCAGCCGTCCCAGAACCCGCAAATTCTGCCTCAAAGTTAATAGCAACCCTAGTATTCGCTAGTAGTTGATCGCTATTACCCATATAGGATCTAATCAAGTCCCTTGAAACTGTTTCAGCTTCGATAGGTGATACGTCTAGGTTTCTAACAAGGACAGCATCAGTTCCCGCAGGACTGCTGTCAGTTCCATAAGATGACTCGATTTTTGTTTGAATAAGTCGAGATCGTGAAAATAGTGCCATGTGGTTATTCCTCGGTGATAGGCATACGGAGCAGCTTTAATTTGATTTTAGTCTAAATTAAGTGGATAAGTCATTTAATTCTGTTCGATATCGAACTAAATAGTTACAACTAATCACTCCCGCAGGTTGGTCAGCATCCATTAATGCAAAATCCACTCCTACTGGTTGTACGTCAATGGCATAACCACCGAGCGTTAAGTCTGCTGTAATTTTGCTATGTAATGATTTCACAGTAGGGTCTGCAACCTGATCAGGAACATCACCACGAACAATTACAGCTACACGAACTTGTAAAGACCAATCAAGTTTCGGTAATGTTAAATTTGTTTGAGAACTGTCAGAAACAGGTTCTATAACAAGTGCTGGCGATTCGCCTCTACTTAATGGAACAACACGAGAACGATAAATTCTGGTTGAAACACCAGTAGTACCAGCTAAAGTTGTTTTTATTTGTTCTAGGATTTGTTCTCTTTTAGTAGTCATGTCTTCTGTAAAGATATGGTTACTAATTGAGCATCACTAGAAAAACGAGTATCTCTAACTGTATAGGCATTACCATCAACAGTTATTGAACTTCCCGCTATAAGTGAACCAAAATCACTAGCTTGAGTTTCCAACGTGTAATCGCTGAATAGAACCATTCCATCCATTAATACTTCTGTTGGCTGACGCAATATTCCATTTGCAGTAGTTCCACCCGAAGTACAACTTACTCCGAACTCACCTCCTACAAATACTGAATTGTCATCACTCAGAGCCATCTTTTACTGTTGAAGTTTTAGATTTTTTTAATTTTGTTTCTACTGGTGCATCTGTTACTTTGCCCATCTTTTTTAATAAATCGGCATCAGATTCACTAAGGTCATAAACTGATCCAGCTTCTAAAGCTTGACCGCTTGCAACTGTGTTTCTAAGAACTAGTACTTTCATAAGAAAAAAGGGGGTCAATTATGACCCCTTATAAATTATTAAGCAGTTAAAGCATCTAACATCACAGCGAACGCACTTGGTTGCCTTATTGCTACGTCTAAGGTTGTAATCGCTCTCATTGAGGTTAAAGCCTTAGTGAAATCTGTTGAATCAGAATCAGACATTGCTAGTTCTAAACCATTACCCCAGAAGCCAACCATAGCTTGAGAGAAGTCACCAAATAGAACAGCAGAAGCAACACTAGATTGGTTTCCTTTTGTAAGGTTGCTAGGAACTTGGTTTGTAACTCCGATTTGATAACCGTTGATGATACCAGGAGTTGAACCACGACCAATAGCTTGCTGATTTGTGTTCCAAAGAAATACACCATCACCAGAAGCAGAACCACCAGCACGAAGTTTCTTTAATGCTGTAGAAACTTTTGGATTACTTAAGTAAGCCATGTTTCCACCACCACCATTGTCAATAAGAACTTCTTTTTCAAGATCTATCAAATGCTCAAGTGTGATTGCAGCACCGTTTGTACCACCAGCAACAGAACCGATACCAGAAGTTTGCATAATTCCTGTTGGCTGACCTGATGAACCAGAACCATTAAGAATTGCTAAATCAACTCCAGTAGCTACTGTTTCCTGGAGATCCCTTCTTATTAACTCTTCAATTCCAGGAGTTGCCTGTAACAGAGTCTGTCTAGAGAACTTAGAAAGTACTCCTAAATTTTTCGGTGTCAAACTTACTTGATCAAAAGTTGACTCAGATTGTGTTATGGCTGTTGTTTCATTTGCAAGCCAATAAGCGGTAGAAATACCAGACCTTCTTGGAATTGCAACATCACCCACAAGTCCTGTCATGCTTCTAGCACCAAGAGTAAGTAATAAACTCTCGTTACGAAGTGCCTCAATGAAATCCTGATCTAATAATTCAGTTTCAACTAAGTTTCCACCTGTTGTAGCACTACTAGTGACGTATGTAGCTCTTTTTTGTAGTGCTGCATAAGGAACAAGAATACTTTGCTCTTTAGTTCTAGAAACACCAGAACGCTCAACTTCCTGTGAAATTTCTCTAGCAAAACCAGCAGCCCTAGAAGAATAGTCTCTTGTATAAGCAGCTTTGATTGCAGCTTGAATACTATACTTTTCCTTTCTTAGCTCTTTACTATCTATTTCCATAGGAGAAACAGAAGATGTTGGCTTTTGTTGGATTTGATCTAAAACAGCTTCTCTTGCTCTATCAAGAGTTGAACCATTTTCTACTAATTGTCTGCCTAAATCTTCAAAGCCATGCTTTGCTGTTAGTGCATTAATACTTGCTATGCGTGAACGCTCTTCTGAAGCTGCCTTCTTTGCTGCTTCTGAACGCACCACACTTAAATCAGGGGTGTCAGTCATCTCAGGTTGAGGTGTAGTTTGAACTTTGGGTGCGTCATCAGACGCAGAAACAGATCGTGATTGCTCACTTTCTTTTTCTATTATAGGCTGTTCTTCCGCTTGCGTAGCAATATTAGCTGTTTCCGCAATAGAACGACCTACTCCCACCGTAAAATCAGCAGGAGTCGAAACCAAGCTAATTTCCGCAGGGGTGAAGTTAGTTACTCGATAGCTACCATTTTCTGCTTCTTCTGTCTCATTTACTGAGTAACCAAAAGATACATTACGGTAGATGCCATCTTTAACCATTTCAAATGCCTCTTCACCAGCAGCATTTTTAGCAAATCTTACTTTTGCCATACCTCTTTTCTTCTTTTTATCTAAATATCCTCTTTGAACAACGCCAAGAACAATATCAGGATTGTGGTTAAAAAGTAAGGGAGCAGAAGCATTTAGACGAGAAAAATCAATACTTTCCTCTCGGTGTACTAAGATTTCATCTCCTAAATAACCCCGATTTACAGGGGTTTCAGAACTAAAGGGAAACTCTAATGTTCGTTCTTCTTCATTTAAATTCCTACTTTCAAGTAAGACAGAATAATCACGAAGTAAAGTTTTACCTTCTAAATCACGTTTTTCCTCCATAAGATTCGGGATTAGGTGTTTCATCTATACTAACCTCTTTTTGCTCCGTAGGAATAGTTAGTTTACTATCAAAGACTAAACCTAGTTGTTCTGCCTGATCTACCTCATCTTTTCTTTCCGCTAATAACTCTTCTAAGTCCCCACCTTGTTCGGCAACAACTTGAGCTTGAGTTTTAAATCCAGCCTTAACTGCCTCTTTTGCAGCATTTACCTCTTTAAGCGGATCAATAAATGACCATCCTCTTGGCATCCAATGTATTTTCATATATTTTTCAAAATCTGTATCAAAATTAGGTAAATTTAATTCACCACTTAATACAGCCATTTGAAGCCAGTTTTCATAAATTCTTGAATGGAAGTTTTCTATAAAATAATTTTGGATTGCTTTATATTGTGTCCTATCCTCTAACATGGCAAGACGGCTAGAACTGTAGTTAGATTGCGAATAGTCACGACTCAAACTTTCATAAGATAATCCTATTCCAGCAGCCATAGACCTCAACATTGCTCTCATAAATGGTTCAAACTCACCATGAGGACTATCCATATCAGGTACAACTACATTTTCACCATTTTGAAGATAATGAAAACTACCAGGACTAAATGAAGTAACACGATCACCGTCATAAACTTCACCTCCTTGATCTAATTCACCTTCTGGACTTGTGATAAATCCCATTAATGCACTAGAAGCCCTAGCTCTAACAACAGCACTTTCTCTAAAACCAGCTAATTGATGTAATGATTCAATAGCAGAAGCCATCCAAGGAACACCTCTTGTTTGAGATGGTCGATCAGTCATATATAAATGAATAATTTCATCAGCAGGAATTATTTTATGCCGATCTTCTACCTGAGTTAAAGCAAAAGGAGTATCGCCTGGATGTTTTGACAAGAAAGCATAATTTAAAGGTCGCATAAATTGATCAACCTCTACTCCCATCCTCCAAGACGTATTATTAGTAGCACTCTTGCCTGTGTAGTCATCATCTAATTGATCTGCTTCTAGGATTTCTAAAGCAAAAGGTATTTTTGAACGACCAAATGGTTTTTTAACCATCCTTACAAATACTTCACCAGATTCAATCATTGAATTACAACACAACCTTTCTATATCTTTCCAACAAAGCCTTCCAGCCGTATGACAAGAATCATATCTACCCCATCTTTTCCAAGTTTCTTCAATATTATTATTGATCTTTGTATCTAATGTATTAACTCTATATTTACGAACATGAGCTTGTAATTTAATCCCAGAATCCCCAATAACATTAGAAGTAATAGACCTTACTGCTTGTCTTGCATGGGGGTCATCTCTTACTAACTGTCTAGATCTTTGACGTAATCTTTTTATACTGCCTTTTATTTCGGCATCAGCAGAAGTGGCAGCAGCCATCCAATCTGTATTTAATCTACTTGTAGCAGCACCCGCATACATTCTTAATGGTCTTTTTTTTGTATTTAACTTACCAGCAAAACCTTCACCAGAAGTCCAAAACCCTTTCCAAGCATTAATTAAACCCATTGTTAAAACCTCACGAATAAGTTATGTGGATTACCTAAACCGTTAGCAATCATATTTGCTTTTCTTTCTCTTACTACCTCTGCTTTTAATTGCGACTCCCTTTTCCTTAATTCGGATAAATCAGCATATTTAAAAGTACGATCACCAATACTATATTCACTTGCTTTATTAGCAATAATTGCTCTAATTGCTGCTTTGACTGCATCTAAATCTATTTGTGCTTGTGTCCTACCGTCATAAGCTCCTGGTGTTCCAGTATAAGTAAGTTGTTTTTTAACCTCTATCTGCCCTTCAAATAAAGTAATCTCATCACCTGTTTTTGTGGCTCTTGCTTGAAACCACCAAGTCCCTGCATCCATAGTAGAAGTAGAAGCAGAAGTTATAACAAACTCCCAACCTGTACCATACGCAGTACCAATAATTTCTTTTGCTTCGCCACTTGCATTCGCACGAAGATAATATTTAAGTGCATAATCAGCACTCGTTACGCTTTCATTTAGCCAATTAACAGCAGAAGAATCTCTCCATCTGACAGTATCACCAGCCCTAAAAATTGTTGGAATAGGCATTTGGGTAGTTACCAAGAGTTAACATAATTCCGTGAATTTACGGATTTCTTTGATAATAGCCCTTTTTCTTGCGTATTAATAGTGCCTTTTTGAATCAATTTAGAGAAGATTTGCCAGATTTTGAGCCTTGGATAGCGTTGATAGAGCAAATTTAAGGCAGAATAGGCGTAAACAAGCTCATCTAGACGTTCTGATCTTGCACCCGCCCTTTTTTGCCAAGTTGGTACTGTAAAACCTGATTTATTTGTCTTTAAAATTTGTTGTTCTGATGTAATTTCCTTAAAATATTCTTCTTCTGTCTCAGCATGGAAATGTAGATAACCTGGGCTACTACTACCTTCTTTAACTATATTATGCTTTAATCTGCCCATAATGCAATCTTTTATTGTGTCAGTTCCAACCATAAATAATCCAACACCTTTCTTAATTGCTCTTCCTCTGAAATTTATATCAACAAATTTACCTTTACTTATAGGTGCTTGATTACGAGTTGATGCACCTTTAATTGCAATTACACCTAAAGCTTGATGTTCTCGACAATAAGTATAGACAGGAACAGTAGCCAAGCCACCACTATCTATGGCAGTTACCTGTATTTTCATTTTGCCCTTATCTTCTCTTATCCAATCATTTGTTATTAATGACGTTAATGATTTCCATACCTGTCCTTGATGTGGATCACCTTCAATACTTCCATAACTTATTAACCAACATTCTTCACCATCAGCCCAACCATAAACAGAATAAGAAAGACGTTGACCAGAAGTACCGCCACCACCTTGAACATCAACTCCCATTGTTAAGATCTTTACATTATTAGGAATAATATCTGGAAGGTAAGGTTCTACACGTTGCATTAAACCTTCAGCAGATAATTTACTGACATAATTCTGTTCCCATGTCTCGGCTAATCGAGTATTAATAAATGTCTTTAATGCTGGTGCATCATCTTTACATCTAAGCCATTCTTCAACAGCCGATTCCCACGAATACCATCCCAAGGGACTGTAAAGACCATTAAGGTGAAACCCTGCTGTCTTACCATCACTTTCTCTTGTCGCTCGCCACTCACCTTCTCTTAACATCTGTGGTTTATTTAATTCTTTAAACCTTTCCTTACAAGAAATACATTCATATTGAACAGTACTAGGTTCAGACTTTTCCCATTTAAGTTGATCCCATTTTAAATCTTGAAATTCACCACAAGCAGGACAGGGAATATAATATTTACGAAAATCCGACCTTAATAACTCTTTTTCAATACGGCTATAGTCTTTTAAAGTTGGCGTTGATGTTAATAAAATCTTTTTACGAGCAAAAGTAGTAGCACGTTTACAGGCCAGTTCTACAGGATCTCCTTCACCTTCTACATCAGTAGGAAAAGCATCTATCTCATCAGCAAAAATATATCGACAAGGAGTAGAACGTAAACCAGTAGCACTATTTGCACCAGTTAATAACAACATCCCACCAGGGAAATCTTTATTGAACAAGGTATTACCACTATCTCTACTTCTGGCTGGTTCTATACGCTCTGCTAATACAGGAGTGTCAGCTAACATACTTGCTAATCGCTGTTTTGACAGTCTTTTTGCCATTTCTACCGTGGGTTGTACTGCGAGTAGAGCGGATGGTGCTTGATGCACAATGTAGCCGATCCAATTGTTTCCGCATTCTGTCTTCCCACTCTGGGCTGAGAATTGCATTACAACTCTTTCTATAGGACTGCTTGTACTTAAACAATCCATTGGTTCTTTTAAATATGGTGTCCTAGATGTTCTAAAACGACCTGGTTCACTAGAAGCCTTACTCGACAACATTCGATATTCATCTGCCCATTGACTAACCGTAAGTTCCTTCTCAGGTTCAATACCTTCAAAAAAGCCTTGTAGCCATGCGTTCATTTAATAGTTAACTCTTGTAGTGCCATCCTATGTTCATCCAATATTGCCCTATGAATTATTGACGGATCTGTTTCTCCAGCTAATTGATGTGCCAAACGATCAGCAGTATTCATTAGTGACTCTCTAATACTTCTCCCAATCGCAAATGCACTTTTCTTCGCTTCCTTTGCTGGTATAAGGTCTTTCTTTTCTTTCGCTACCTTTATTTTTGAAAACTCTGCTTCAAAATGTTCTCGTCTTGCTTTCGATACGTTAAATTCTGGAATCTCGTCATCAGGAATGTTATCTATATCATTCTTTAACTTCTGTGCTACATTAGGGGATTGCTTCGTAGTAGTAATAACTGGTGGCTTATAAGTACCGTCCCAGCATTGATGAGCTATATCTCTGTTTAAAACTTGTTTACCTTCTTGATATAAGATAGCTGGCTGCAAAATATGCTTCTTCTTTGAAACCGCTTGGCGTGACACGTTTTTTAGTCTTGCAAAATCAGCAAATGATATAAGCATTTGTCAACTGTCAACTATTACTCTTCCATAGTGTAACTTATGTCAACTACTTCTGCACTTTGACGCTAATTAAATTTTGGGCTACGAATACCCC